ATATATATATGATTAGCTTAAATAATTTTAGAAGAAGTCAACAAACAAATACTATTAAGAAAAATAATACAGATATAATAAATAAAAAAATTAAAGAACATAATGAAAAAGTTAAAGAACATAATGAAAAAATTAAAAGATATAATGAATACAAAAATAAATATTCATCAGTATTATTTGATAAATTGTCACATATACAACATAACATTAAATTAGATTTTGGTACTTTTATTGATGAATATCCTGAACAAATGATGGCAGTAAGATATCTTACAGGAAATGAAAAGGTTTTAGAAATAGGTGGAAATATTGGAAGAAATAGTTTAATAATAGCTTCTATATTAAATAGTAACAATAATAATAATTTTGTTAGTTTAGAAAGTGACACTGAAATAGCAAAACAACTTTTACATAATAAAAATAAAAATAATTTAAACTTTTTTATTGAAAATTCTGCTTTATCAAAAAGAAATTTAATACAAAAATCGTGGGATACAATTGTTTCTGATGTATTATTAGATGGTTATAAAAGAGTTAATATAATTAATTTTGAACAATTAAAAGAAAAATATAATATTGATTTTGATACTTTAGTTTTAGATTGCGAAGGAGCCTTTTATTATATTTTATTAGATATGCCTGAAATATTAAATAATATTAAATTAATTATTATGGAAAATGATTATTTGAATGAATCACATAAAAAATATTTAGATAATGTTTTAAAAGAGAAAGGGTTTATAATAGATTATGTAGAAGGTGGTGGATGGGGTCATTTCGCAAATAATTTTTTTGAAGTTTGGAAAAAATAAAACTATGATATTATTAGTTTAATATCATTTGCTATATCATTTATCTCTCTGTTCAGTTGATTATTATTAAGTATAGGTTTATTTACAATTTCTAAATATTTATTATCATCAGCAATAATATCTATTATTGTACTAATTGTTTTATTTATCATTATTTCACTCAAATTAGGTATATTTATAAATCTTTCCTTATTGAAATAGTCATAAATATTATCTGATCCCCAATATATCGGTATTGTTTTTGCTAAAAAACCATTAATTATTTTTTCAGTAATATATGTTTCTTGTTTTGTATTTTCTAAGCAAATAACAAATTTATATTGTGAATAAAAATTTAAAATTTCATTTGAATTATAAGGACCAGGTATTTTGGGTGTATTATTTCTGAAATTTCCAGCATAATCTATTCTAATTATTTTTTGTAACTTATTTAAAAAATAATTTCTTTTTGGACAATTTGAATTTGATATAACAGCACAAATATTTTTTTTTGGAACTAAAAGTCTTGGTGATGGATTCTGTAAAAAACTTAAATAATTATTAGAATAAATATAAGGAATAAAAAGTGGGGTATTTACTGTTTTAATTGATTTATTTGTAAATTTTCCAGTCAAAATAATATTATATTCAGGAATTTTGGATAATCTATATTTATTGTTTTTAAAAGTATCATCAATTATTCTTTCTTGTGATTCACCATTAAAAAATATAGAATATTTCCATTTTTTATCATTTATATATGTTTTATCTGAAAAAACACTTTCAAATAATACATCGCTTTCATTAAAATTTCCAACAGAAATTTCTTCATTAAAAACAAGTTCAAAAATTTTTTGAAAAAAAGAAAATTTATTCGGATCCGTATTCTCTACAAATCCTCCCCAAAACCCATTTATAAAAATTTTCATTATAAAATATGGTAATATTAATAATTTTAATTCTAAATGTAAATATATAATGATACCAAAAAATATTTTTCAATCTTGGCATACAACTAATCTTCATCCACAAGTCCAAAAATATATAGATGAAATGACATCACAAAATCCAGAATATATTCATAAAATATATACTGATAGTGAAATGGATGAATTTGTAAATGAAAATTTTAAAGGTGTAATTGCGGATTGTTATAATAAGTTAAATATAATTGTAGCAAAGGTAGATTTTTGGAGATATTTAATTTTATACAAATATGGTGGTGTATATTTGGATATGGATTCTTTTATTAATAAACCATTGCGTAACTTAATAAAAGATAATGATGAGTGTATAATAACTGCTGAAAATAATCCAGATTTATTTGTACAATGGGCATTAATATTTAACAAAGAGCATCCAATATTACAAGTTGTTATAGAACTTATTATTTTAAATATTAAAAACAATAAATATCCAAATGACATACATAAAATGACAGGACCATCAGTTTTTAGTCAAGCTGTTAATTTGGTTCATATTAATAACAATTGGGCAAAAGTAAAACATAATTTAATACATCAAAATTTTGATATGACATTTAATTGTCGTAATAGTTCATATAGAATATATAGTAAGGATTACAATAATTACTTATTATTTAAACATAAAGATAGCAATTATTTATATAATTCAAAAAAACATTGGAGAGATGAACAAAAAATTAAACCATTATTATTATAATTTAATAATTAATCTATAAAAACTTTCTTAAATTGGTTAATTACCTTTTCTGGTGTATAATCTTTAAAAGCATTCCAATCCTTTTTTGAAATTTCTTCTTTATTTTCTTCGGTAATAAATGTTGTTAATATATTATATAAGTTTGATTCATTGTACCAAATGCCTTTTTCTTTTAAAAAATGAATATGTGCTATATCAACTTTTGGGTTAAGTTTAAAATTAGGCGTAGTTATAATTGGTTTATTTTTAGTTGAAAATTCGGCAATAGCTAATCCAAAAGATTCACCTATATGTCTAGCATGTAACATTGCATCACACGTATTTATAAATTCTACTTTTCTGTTTACATCAATTGTTTTTTCAATATGAATTATATTTGGTAAAGAACCGCAAAATTGTTGCGTATTCATAAATATAAAATATATTTTAGGATTTTGTTTAGCAACATCATACACAATTTTATGAACATAATTAATATCAAAAGCATCATAACCTCCATATCTTCCATATACTACAGCATCTTCGGGAATATTTAATTCTTCTCTCATATTTTTATTATATTCAGGTAAATTTATCATATATGGCACTATAGGTACTCTTTTTTTATCCCCTTTTATAAATTGAGATATTCCAGCATATACATTTCCGTGTGGTTGATTACAATGAAAAACACAATGAACTACTGTTTTACAAACTTTACTTATTTGACCTTCATTTTCTCCAGCTTTAGTTATATAAAATATATCGCATTTTAATTTATGTAGTATAGTATCAACTAATTTAAAATTATTTACTCCAATTACTTTAAATTCCTTTTTAAATAAATCTATAACTTCATTTATATTATCAGTTCTTGATGTATTATACATAATAATAGATTCATTTCCTAAAATTGTTTTATTATAATAAGCATAATTAAAAAGTGTCGTTGTAGTCCCTCTTTCATTTAAACAATTATCCCAAAAAACTATTTTAACCATATATAGCATTTATATTTAAAATAATACATATTATCTTACAGAAGTTTTAAATGTTCCATTTGATGTTCCTTGTATAACTAATGTTGGTTCTGCCCAATAAATATTAAATTTACAAAAATGATTTATTTTATTAAGCAAATGATCTAATGGTATACTTGTTACGTTTAATGTATTTATTACTTGCACAATTTTTCGTGCGCATTTTTTTGAAACAATATAAGAGTCGGCACATCTTGTAGAACCATCTATACCGCCAGGCATTTTATTTTTTAAATCTGTCATTTTTTTATAAATATTCACACCCGGACTTTGTCTGTATTGCGGTATATGTACTCCCTGTCCTTCTCCAAAAAATAATATATCCCAATCATCTGGTAAATCCGATATATATTTTTCTATTTTATTCTTAAAATCATCAGCTAATATAACATCATCCTCAAAAATAATAGCATAATCATAATTTTCACTTATAATTTTATAACATTCGAAATGATGTAACATCAAGGATATTTCGCCGTCTGTTAGATTTTTAAATTTGGATTTTTCTTTTTGTGTTAATTTATCTTTTCCATGATTTGAAACAAATTCAAAATTATTTAAACTTGTTTTATTAAATTGGCCTAACATATGTTTTTTTCTCTCTACTAATTTATCATAATGAATAACAAGAATTTTCATTAAATTATATAATATATAATATATAAATATTATATAATTTAATGAATTGCTGTATTTGTGGAACTGTAAGAAACTGTGAACCTTATTTAAAAAAGATTTTTATAAATATTGAAAAAATTTGCTCTCTCTTTGATGATTACAAGATTATTATATATTATGATGAATCGACCGATAATACAATAAAATTATTGTATGAATATCAAAAGGTGAACCCAAAATTATTTATTTATGTTAACAAGGAACCTCTTAGTAAATATAGAACTTTTAGAATATCAAAAGGTAGAAATATATGTTTGAATTATGTTATAAAAAATCAGGCAGAATTTCCTTATTTTATAATGATGGATATGGACTGCGTAAATTCATTCGGACCAGTAAATATTGAACCGATTAAAAGAATTTTAAATAGAGATGATTGGGATGCGGTCTCGTTTAATAAACCAGTATATTATGATATTTGGGCATTATCAATAAAACCTTTTTATTTAAGTTGCGCTCATATAGGTGATATTGCTGGAAACGAAATGTCTAAATACATTAATACTTTACTTAAAAAAGCAAATAAAGATGATTTAATACAATGCGCTTCAGCATTTGGTGGTTTCGCAATCTATAGAACAAATAAATTTTTAAACTGTTACTATTATGGAGGTCTTGATTTAAGCATATTTCCTAAACATCTCATAAAACAAAATATATCTATTTTTAAAGGAAAATTTGATTACAATAAAGTTGAAGATTGTGAACATAGATCCTTTCACGTTCAAGCAATAAATAAAAATCAAGCTAGAATTATGATATCACCTGAAATAATTTTTCCTTAAGATAATACGCGATAAATCTAACTAAATATGACCTCCGGAGCTATCATTATCTTTGCGTTATTTTTATTTATTGCTTGAACGTGAAAGGATCTATGTTCACAATCTTCATATCTTCCCTTTACATGTCCGTAGTCCTTGTAAATAAGTGGGGAATTTGCCGCTTTCATATGCGCTAACATATATTTTGGAGGAATTAAATTAAAATTTACTCTTCCATCATACAGACAATTCAAAAACTTTTCTGTTCTATAAATTGAAAAACCATTAAATGATGAAATACATGGTAATAATTCATCCTTTTTTAAGTTTTTAAGTTTTTTATCTACATAATCTTGAATTATATTATAAAACAAATTGTTATTTCTGAAGTGATTATAGCTAAAACAATAAGGATAAATTGAAAGTCCCCATATATCATAGTACTTTGGACTTGTATTAAATGATAATCCATCCCAATCTTCTCTCTTTAAGTACTTCTCTAGAGAGAAAATATTACAGTTTTTACAGTTTGGATCATCAAAATCCATCATTATAAAGTAAGGATAATCTGCGTATTTTTCTTTAATTTGATTAATACAATAGTTCCTAGCATAGGCAATTCGGTGAGTTCTAAAATGTGAAACAGGAGTTGTATTAACATAAAACTGAAGTCTAGGATTTTTTATTTGATAAGTTTTTAATTTTTCTAATGTATTATCATTTGAAATATCGTAAAAAAGTATAATAACATAATCATCAAATAGTGTTCCAATTTTTTCAATATTTAAAAAAACTTTATCTAAAAAAGGGCCACAATTTTTAACCGGACCACAAAAAACACAGTTCATTAATATTATAAAATATATAATTTTAATAAATAAAATATATAATATTAATATGAATAAGATAAATAAGAAAATTAATAATGATTTGGTATATATAAAAAAATCTGATATTGAAGGGTTAGGTGTTTTTGCCAAAGAAGATATAAAAAAAGGAACCAAAATATCTGACTATTATGGTAAAGAAATGAAATGGAAAACATTTAAAAATAAATATGGTGAATATAAATCCAATTCATTACACACATATCCAATGCGTCGTATTTGGAAAATTATTGTAGCAAAAGAAGAGCCTTACAAGAGTGAAAATTTAACAAATTATATAAATGAAATTAAAGGAAAATCAAATTGTGAATTAAAGTTAAGAGCGTTATACGCCAAGAAGGATATAAAAAAGGGTACAGAATTATTGCTTGATTATCCTACAGGATATAACCGTTTTTGGTTGAAAAATAAAACAAATAAAACGAATAAAAATAACACAAGAAAAATAAAAAAATAAAAAATAAAAAATAAAAAATTGATATATTTTAGATGATAGTTATGTAATGTATCATCTAAAATGTTTACAGTAGTAACTGGTAGATTTAATTCACAAACCCTAATCTCAAACTATGAATATAGAAGAAGACGAGAATTTAATTGTATGTATTGTTGTCCATCCAAATTATCACCAAAAATTCAACACAATACACTAGTATTTGTCATTGAAATGAATAATTCTACAAACATGATTGAAGGAATTGGTTTAATTAAAAATAAACCAGAAACCGAAAAATATTATAAAGTTCATTCAGATGGAAATACAAATAGATATATTTATATTGGTAATTATTTTATAGATAGAAAAACAATGGAAGATTATAATCCTCAATTGGTTCAAATATTAGAACAAATATTATTTAAGGGTAAAACACATTCAAAAAGAGGGTCAGGATTAACAATTATACCAGAAAAAGTTTTAAAATTAGATATTTGTAAAGATATAAATATTAAAAAAGACATAAAAGATATATTTATAAATACATTTAGTTCAGAAAATGTAGAAGATAATAATTCATTATAATATAATGAATAATATTGAAATTATAGTATCAAGATTTAATGAAGATTTAAGCTGGACTCAAGAGGTGCCTTTTAATCTTTTTCAGTATATTGTGTATAATAAAGGAAATAATGAAAATTTTATTAAAACAAATGTTAAACAAATAATTAATATTGAAAATGTAGGTAAAAATGACCATACTTATTTGTATCACATAGTTGAAAATTACACTAATTTGTCAAATATTATAGTTTTTTTTCCTGGTTCTTTAAATTTAGATTATAAAAAAGTTAAAGCAAAAATAATATTAAATAATATAATTAAAAGTAAATATTCTATAGCTTACTTTGTTGGGCATTATCATCCAAATATTAAAGAAGCTTTTTATAATTTTACATTAGATAATTGGGAAACATCAGATAAAAATAATTTATTATTAAATAATGAATCCGCTTTAAAAAAGAGTGAAATTAGGCCATACGGAAAATGGTTTACATATTTTTTTGGAAATATTCAAGCACACTGGACTACTATGTGTGGTATTTTTTCAATTGATAAACGAGATATTATACAACATCCTGTAGAATGTTATCAAAAATTATTACAAACAGTAAATAATCATTCAAATCCAGAAGCAGGACATTATATTGAGCGTTCTTGGTGTGCTATTTTTTATCCTTTAAAATACACAAATAAAATTGATTTAAACTCAAAAAATGGCACTAAAAAAATAGCACTACAATTTTAAAATATATAAATATGTAAATAAATTAAAATCATTCTTAGTTAAAAACAATCTTAATATAAATTATATGGCATCAAATATTGATACAAATGTTTCAAATTATTCTCTTTCAGAATTGATGGCTATTGTTGAGCTTCAAGGTTTGGAACCAGATGAAATAGTTGAACAGACTAATAAATATATTGAAAAATTTAAAACTTCAAATCCTGTATTATCTGTTTTTTTTATGGAAATTCAAAGTCAATTATTACAATATTCTAGTGATTTAATAGACCCGAATAATCCAGATGCCTCATTTACAGAAGGTTTTGAGTCAATGAATAATGATGATCTAGAAGCAACATATCCATCAGGAGAAAAACAACAAGATAATTGGTATGAAAATCAAGCTCTTCCTCAAGATAATAAAAATCAAAAAGATAAAACAACAGAAAGAAAACAAAAAATTGACGTTTTTGGAAATACTCATGTCCCAATGAATCGCGAACAATTAGGAGTAAATAATAATTTTAATGTTCCTGTTGCGCAAGATTCTTTAAATCCAAATTTAAAAAATACTATTAGTAGATTTGTAAACTTGGATAGTCAGTTTAGACAATATACTAGTGGAGCAGAAAGTACTTCAACTGATTATACGTTGGATTTATCTGATCCTTTGACTAATGTTTTAAGTATGAGAATGTATTCATATCAAATACCTTATTCTTGGTATGTAATTGATATTCCTTACGGTAATACTTGTTTTTGGATAACAGAAACTGTACTTGGAGTTGTGTATAATGTTCCGGTTACTGTTCCACCAGGAAATTATACACCAACCCAATTTGAATCTATATTGAATACCATTTTAAATGAACTTTTTTTTACTGCGGTTTCTCCAGCTCCAACAACAACGGTAGTTTATAATGTGAATAATGGAAAATTGACATTGAATTTAAATGGAGGAGTTTATCTTGGACAAGCTAACCCTTATATACCGACATTTCCAATTACAGAAACAACAATTATCACATTTTTTGATTATACAGCCCAGCTTCAATGTGAAACTAATTGTGTCAATAGATCATTTTATTTGAATCAAACATTAGGTTGGATTATGGGTTTTAGAGAAGCATTCGTTTACGTAGACCCAAGTGGTAATACAGGTACAGGTATT